CTAGAAGCCAGAGCAAAAGTCCCCGTGATCGGGGTATCTTTTTCCAAGAAAGCCGGATAGGTTTGGCTTGCCACCGAACCAAGAGCAAATAGTGTTTGAGTCCCCGAAGTAGGAGTACAAAGTTCTACTGATTTAATCTTGTATTGTGCAATACTCCCTGCTTCGTTTTCCATATCCCTATAGGGGACAAGTCTATTCGGTTTAAGGGTATCAAAATGCTTAATGAGCGTGCAAGAGTTTGAAACTTCTTCACGCTCATCATTGGCAATACCCCCATCAAATTGTCGAATAATTACACTCATTTGATTTCTTTAAATATCTTTATAATCGTGTATACGAACGCTGAGGTTGCTACTATTCCACTAAAGACCCATATCACAGCCCTACGGATAGCATTGCCTTCCGTGAAGAGCGTGAAGAGCGTGTCTATCTTTATTATCAAGCCTTTCTCTCCTGTTACTTCATTGCCAATTAACAACCTCTTAAGTTCTCTAATGTCGTCCTTAAGTTCCCCCATATCTTTTTGGTTGTCTTTAATATGTTGATCCAATTTATCTTGTAGAGAGTTAGGTGAGTAGGTCATATCTCTGTTATCGTCCATGTGAACGGAGTATTCCAGCCGAATGCCGAGGAATCTCCATTTGATTGGTTGAAATACGTGACAGTAGTCGAATCAGTGGTTTCATTTGAAGTTCTGATTGTGTACACCCTTGTCGTAGTACTTGTGTTTGCTATAACTGCCATCATGGTCAGGTTTTCTCCGTCATTTGCGTCTGCGCCAGGACCACGAAATACTGTGTTAGATGCTCTACGAGAACCAGCGGCAATACCACTACCAACCGCTGTGGTGTTCGTCACGTCATAGAAATCATACTGATGAATTACACTGTTGGTTGTATTTAGGGAAAAGTTTGCAACAAAAACAAGTGTACTCGTCGTGGAGATAGGTGTGAACGAATGTCTCCAATTTGTTGTAATTTCAGTCAGTGATGCAGCACTTGAAGAATATGCACCCGTGTCCACTTTAGCTGACATGCTTTTAACTGCCCCTGATGATGCGGGCGTTTCCCATGTAGCGTCTCCATCTGCGTCGGAAGTTAACACCTTACTTGCCCCTGCTCCTGTAGTTATTTTTATCGCAGGAGTTGTCACTGTCCCCGTGAAGGTTGGGGAGGCAATAGTAGCAAAATCCACATCAGTGATTGTTGCGTTAAACTCTGATGCTGTCCCTGTGTGTCCTGCGAGTACATAGGTTAGGCTCGAAGTAAGTGCATGGTCTATTTGTGCACCATCTCCGCCAACGTGATTATGTGAATCCCCGTTGGTTACACCCTTAGCTGCGAGTGCAAAGGTTGTCGAAGAGACGGAAGCGTCTTGGATTAAATCACCAGTTGTGTCTGAGAATATAGCGAAATTGCCAGTTGTAAATGAGCCAGTTGAAGCAACCTCTCCTGCTGGGCCTTGTGGTCCTGTATTTCCTGTCGCACCCGTTGACCCAGTAGCCCCTGTATCGCCTTTTGAAGCCAATAAAGCCCAATAAGTTGTATCAGTAGGTAGATTATTGGTTGTGTTGGCCTTACAAGCGTAAGAAGACCCTAAATAGGTAACAATATCTCCGATCGTATAGGCTGTTGCTCCGCTATATGTTCCTTTTAAGAGTTGTGAGAGTAGTTTATTAGACATATCAGTTCTTGGTTATGTTTGTTAAGGCATTCGCGATGTTCCAAATAAGCACTTCGTCTTCATTACCCCCAACAAGAATGAAAGAAAGGTCATCGGTAGTTATATAACCTGTTTGACTGCTCTTATTTATGTTGGTCAGGGTAGCCCCACTTTTATTTATATTGGTTAAAGTAGCACTGCTCTTATTTATGTTGGTCAGGGTAGCCATATTATCTGCAACTGTCTTGTCTTACTGTCATTCGTCCTTTTTCTGGGTTTTTCATTCTTATCCAATCCTTAAATTCTTGCTCTGCTCGTCGTAATTCTGCTTCGATTCTAGTAATGAGAGTCCCTTGATCTGGTTTATTTACCAATATCCAGTCATATGAAGCCCCGAGAGAGAGAATCCTATGGTGATCTGGGTTAAATCCGGGGGCTTTTGTGGTGTCGCTTATTGTGAAATATGAAGGCACACGCTTAAAGAACAGTTTCCCTCCGTTTGTCTTTGAATAATTCGGTTTTTTGTCAAAGAAAATGGTATTATTCTGCTCTATATATCCCGTAGGTACTCCTGTATTGGATGGATTTGGGGAAATAATGAGGTTTGTGTCATTATTCGAGTTGGTACCGAGATCGCCACTTGCGTTTCCATAGTTTACTCGGCTATCTCCAACGGAAAGTTTATCAAGTGATACATATTCCGTGTCGCTCGATGACCTAAGAATAAGCACACCCGTAATGTCTGTTATTGAATTGCCATCTGCGTCAGTTAAGAACTGATAATCATTCTGTCCTGAAACAATATCGAAATAAGAAAAGAACTGATGGTCGTAATTCGTATCGTCTGCTACAACATTACGGGAAGTTGCGCCGATCATGCCTAAAGCACGCTCATAGCGTCTATTAAGAAGCGAAGTAAAGACCTGCTTTGTAAATGTTGCAGTTGATGCAGTTATTGTTGCGTCGGAAAGATTGCACCAGAACTCGCAGTCTTGTAAAATCCCAGATTTATTTGTGGTATCCGAGTATTGCATTTTACGAAAGTCCGATTACATTTGTTGCCGATGTTTCTTCGAGTGTCGTGATAAGAACGGGAAGCACCACACCTGCTGGTACGCTTACGAATGTTGCCGATGAAGTTTGCCCAACTGGAACGACGGTAAATGTTCCGCCTGAACCTGAATATAATTGTACTGCTGGATTGAATACCAGAGTAGTACTTGCTGTCGCTGCGACTGCTTTTTCCGACTGAAGATTAATTGGTAAACCTGAACGTGAGTATTGTACTGCCATAAATTAGTTTTATATTTATTTTAATATGCCTATCCCTATCCCCATAAGGGACAGAGTAGAAACGTTAATTGATTACTGCGAAGTTCAACACAAGCGTTCCCGTTTCTGCTACCGAAGCGTGCAGGTTTGTAAGAACGATCGTAGCGGAACCTGCAGCGGCACTCTTAGTGAATACCTGCGTAGTCCCCCCTACACTTCCTGATGCAACGTTAATCGGAATAACCGATTTTGCCGTGATCTGGCTGCTCAAGAGATCGAATGTACTCTCTCCACCTGCTGGGGTAGCGGTCGGACCAAACATGGTGATAACACCAGTCGCAGCATTAATCCTGACCGCTGTTGCGGTCGATGTTGCCTGCGTTACTGCGGTATTAGTGCCAGAGTTTCCGATGTTGACCTTATCGAATGTCGGATTAATTCCATTTGCTACTGCCATTTATTCCATTCCCTTCAAGGTAGCTTCAAAGGATTCCTTTTTCCGCTCGTACTTGATAGGGTTACTAATTTTATAGGCTTCGACTTTAGCCATAAATGCTTTCTTTGCTTCGGAAATATCAGTTGACTCTTCAACCTTATTTTCCTCAACTTCGGCTACTACTTCACTTTCCTCATTTACTTCTACTACAGGGGCTTGTAGTGCCTCTTTTGGGACTTCTACAACCCCTTTCTTTTGTTTTACCATATGATTGAATCCCTTTTGGGCAGTACAGGAATATCCGTTAGTCCGCTAACCGGTGGAGAAAACGGAGTTAGCGAATAGTCCTGTACCACCCAAAAGGTGGTTACGTTCAGGCTAAAGTCACATCAATTGTCAGGGCAGCCTTTGATGCCCAGACCTTTGCGCCACAGAGAGCAGATACGACGAGCTCGGTACCAGTCTTTCCAGTTACCTTCTTTTCGTCATATACAATGCCACGAGGAGTTGCATAGGTTGCGGTGTTCTTTACTCCGAACAAACGATGTCCGCTGTTGGTGAAGTCGGAACGAGTACCAATGGTGTCGTCTGTGAAGGTGTCGGCTGCAACAACATAGATGTCGATACCAGCCTGTTGCGTCATGAATCCGTTCTTGAGCGCAGAGTCCGAGAAGTTGAACCCGCTCGCCATCTGTGCTGTTACAAAACCAGCAACATCAGGAGCCTCGATAACAAGATACAGTCCCTTATAGGTATCTGCATATCCTGCTACCTTTGCCCACAATCCCCCAAGAATAGCGGTGATGTTTGCTGCGGTCGTGAAACCTCCTACTGGAGTTGTGTATGCTCCGGTTCCGTCTTCACACAATACGTTAAGAACGTACTGGTCGATAGACTTCGTGAGTGCATACATCATGCTATCAGTTCGAGAACTAAAGAGATCGAACTGAGCGAAGATGTCTTCATGTGCAAAGATGTGCTCCGAAGTGATGATTTCCTCACTTACGGTCAAGGTATCATCAGTTACCTGAAAATTCTTTACCGTGTATGTTCCTGCGATTGCCTGTACGGTTGCGGTTGCGGTTGATCCGTACGGGTTCTGAAGAAGTTTCAGATCAGATCGATCTACCGAACAGATCTTCTCTGCTACTACTGCGTTGCGCAATAGATAGTCAAACTTCGACATTAAATACTTTTCTCGATTCGCTCGAGTGGCGATTGACTGTGCTGCCATTTAGGTGTTTTTTTATGGGCGTTAATTTCGTTGCCCACACCACCGATTTACTTATTTTCAAACTGCGCTTTCACAAGTGCGGCCATATCCTCATCGCTTTCTGGCATTTCGCCTTTCTTGGCTTTTTCCAGTAATTGAGTTGGACTTGGCTTTGACGAACCCTTACGAGTATTCCCCGTGGAGGTTGCCTGTGCTGTTCTGCGCTCTTCTTCTTTCTCTGCAAGGATTCCTTTGATGACCGTTGAGTTAAGAGCCTCGGAAACGGTGATACCCTTCAGTTTTGCATAATCAGTTACTACCGATATGTCGTCATCGTCTATTCCGGCCCTGATAAACGCCATCATGTCTTTCTGTGAAAGCATGTCTTCATTTGCTTCTGGATTGACCGTTGGCTTTATTACTTGCTGTGGCTTTACCCACTTTCCGTCAATGATCTCAAATCCTTCTGCCTTCTTCATGCGCACATAGAGTTGCTTGTTCGTTTCGTCTTTCTTTGCAAGTTGCTCTTTGAGCGCATCTACATCATCGGTGTCTTCGAAGATGTCTACCTCCTCTTCATCGGTTGTAGTGTCGATGTCCACAATTTCTTCTGCCATATTTTGGAGCGGATATATCCGCAAAATCATTTATTTAGAGAAATGATACTCGATTAATTTTATTATACCACCTTATTATTTTTTCTCAAATTATTTTGAGCTGTTCTTCGCGACACGCTCTCGTGCCTCCTCTACTGTTTCAACTTCTGCCGTTGCTAAAACGTTTATCACCTGCAACTGGTTTTCGATGTGCATTATAAGCGAGTTGCGTGCGAGAATGTTTATCTGCGCCGCCTCTGGGGACATTTCCTTAACAGGAAGGGAGAGCCATAGATCGATTACCTGTCCTAGTGGTGCGTTTGGGTCGTATTCTGGGAGAAATACCTTACGCATTAACTTTAATAGTTTCTCATTGTTTTTGAATGTCGCCTTGATAAGCGTCAACTCATCTTCGGTATACATCATCTGCCTACCTTGTGCTTCTGCCATGTTATTTTTTCTTTTTAGTTTTTTTAGCCACCGACATGGCTATTGCTATCGCTTGTTTTTGTGGTTTACCAGCATGCATTTCCTTGCGGGTATTTTCACTGATAACCTTTTTTGATTTTCCTTTTTTTAGGGGCATTTTAATAAGATTTCTTTGCCTTTTTTGCTTTCGATGGCTTCATGTTCTCTTTCATCTTCTTTGCCATTTCTTTATCACTCATCATTTTTTCAGAAGGCATCTTCTTGTCTTTCTTCATTGTGGTATTGGTTGATTTATTTGATTTACTTGTTGAGGCGTACCGACCTGTTGAGCCTGTGCCACCGGGGGGGCTTGTTGGGCTACGCCTTTTAATTGTACGGGGGAAACCACACCGCTTTCGGCAAGTATGGCGTTAAATAGCATCTTTCCATTTGGGTCTACGAGTATCTGCGGATTGCCAGCAACTGTCTGCAACAATGTGTTTAATGTCGTGAGTGTTGCTTGCTTATCGCTGTTTTCACCCGTTACCTCCACTTCTACGCTGTCTTCAAGATCTGCGAGGTATTGCTTCCATGTTTTCTTTACCTTGAGAAAACGCGTATTACCGAACTTCTTTTGCTGTTCTTTAATACCCGCAGTCATTTCTTCTATCGTACCGAGTTCCTGTCCACCGAGTATTCTGTTTTTCAATTCTTGTTCAAGTTTTATGGGCAGATCAAGTTCGTCAAGATTTTCCAATTCTTCTCCTTCAAGCAATACAGCCACTTCATCGCTGTTGTTCAGTTTCCTTCGCTTCCAAAATGGGATAACGAATTCGCGCATCATTTCTTCTATTGCAAGTCCCTTATTTTCTGTCATTAGCCCGAATAGGTTGTGGATTTCCTGGTTAAGGAGTGCTGTCTGACTGTACGGTGTCCCTGATGGCATTGTTTCGCCCGTAACTGCCTCTGGGGTCGATGCAATCTCTCTTGCTAACCTTTTCCACATCTCAAGATAATTCGATATTGCAGGAGTATCGTGGGATTGGTTGTTTACCTGCGTGAGCGGCTTATTTTCGGCATGGAAGAGAATGTCTCCCGTTTCAAGATTATTGAGGACATTCTTGCCGAGGAAGTTATCATCTGCCGTCTGCAATACCATTTTAGAGGCAAGATCTAGTTGGTCTTTAATCTGTTTAGCAGAATGATTGACCATCCATTGCGAATCGAATAGATGCTCTACCGCGCCAATACTAAGCGTACGGTCTTCTTCCTCGATAAGATGCGTAAGAAGATATGGGTCTTTCTCTTCCTTCCCGCTGTAAAGGGTAAGTTCGCTATCATCGCCGTTTATGAAGATAACATGCATCTGCTGGCGATATGTTTCATCGTCGCTTTCTTTTCCTGTCAAATATGACAATGGGAGTTCTCCATGCAACTCATAAACTCCGATATAATCATCTCGTAAATCCTTTTTTTCTCCTCTTATGTCTTCTCGTGATTCCGTTGCGCTTTTTATTGCCTCCTTTATCAATTCTTGATCATAGGGCATCCTGCGTAACTTGGCCGGGGTGTAATATAGTTTTTCTATCTTTATATTATCCCTGAAGTTGAGGGGGTCACAGATAAGTCTATCCCATGCAACTACCGTTGGTATTAGTTGGCCATCTTTTTCCACGAATTTGCTAACAGCCGAGCCATACTTTGCCAATACTCTACCCCAGTCATTGAGGAACTTACCGAAGTTCTCTTGCCTCATCCAGTGTCTAAGCAAAATAGACGCTATGAACGCCTTGATATAGTTCCCTGCTTTGGTTGCTTTAAATCGTATGTTCTTACGGTCAATGTCAGTAGCCTTGTACCATACATTTATTGCCGCGGTAACGATATTAAAGAAAGGCTTCTCCCTTCCGAGGGCATCGGTTGGCCCAGATGTATGCTTGGAATGTGAGTATGCGTTGATTGTCTCGATTGTTTCGAGCATATCAAAATCAACATACTTCCCCATCTTCAATGTTCCGTTTGTATAGTTTTTTTCCGCTTTGCGGATTAGATCATAGATCGTGTCTTGCATCGGTATCACCACCAGTTGTTATACCTTTGTTTTATTATAGCACAGATTATTTTTTCTCATCGTGTAGAGTTTAGATTTTGTCGCGATTGATTGCGTTGCATTTGCTCAAGGATTTTTTCCTTTTCTGTGTGAGTCGATTTAAATGATGATAACCCATAGCGGATAGCATCCATCGGATTGCTCCATTCGTGTATTGTGTCGTCTACTTCATTAATGACTTTGCCATCCTTGTTTACTCGCCATAGATAGTTATTATAGGCCTTAATAGTCTTATCAGAACGCCTCGTAATGCTTATCTTCTGGTCTTGCACCCATTGTATGCCCTGTGCAACGCTCCCCGGGCCTTTCATTGCTCCTATGATGTTTACTCCGTAGGTTTTTATTTCATCAATACTCTTAGGCTCTGCGCTGTCTGCTATTGTAAGTGCTTTATCAAGATTGTTGAGAATGTCAGCGATAGCCTTATTACTTAATTCTTTTTGATAGGCTACCTCATCTATTATAAATCCTCCATTGTAAGTGTAAATCGCTTGTATGACTGTTGGGTCTACCGAATAGCCGAAGTCTATCCCATATCGTTCAAGACGTGCCTCATGTGGTATCTTGTCTATTATTTGCCAGCCCTTATAAATTTTTCCTTCTATCTCCCCCAGTTGCCCTTCTCCATAAACTGCCCACCAACCTTTTCTATTCTTTCTGCTTTCTAATTCCTCGACTATCTTTGGACTTAAAGCCTCATTATCTTTGTATGTAAGAATTAAAAACTCATGGTCTAACTTAGGGATAATCTCATCATGCACCCAGAACTGTGATACAGGGTTGTAGTCAAGATAAATGTCTTCTGCTGTGCGGATCGCCAACTGGGTGTATGTTTCAAAAGAGATATTATTACATTCGTTTATAAAGAGTATATCTCTACGAGGGCCGCGAACCTTATCAGAACTATCTGCTGAAAAGAACTCTATCGTTGAACCTGTTTCAAATTTATATATATAGTCGGTTCTATTCCAGTTTTCATCTTTATAATAGCCATGCTCCTCCATTATCGAAAGGAAGTCTTTGATTGCTCCACGCTTTAGATGGGGGATTGTTGCAGATACTACAGAGATCGTCTTGCCCTTTTCGCTTTGCGCTCTATCTATAAGAATAAGAAGTAAAGCGATTGTCTTTCCTGCACTACTACCTCCTTGAATAATTCTAAGACGCTTTTTTAATTGTAGTATTTTGCGAAGTGCTGTTGTTTGCTGATACATCTTGTGAAATACCTCCCAATATAGGAGTAGGCATTAAGTCTTTACCGTCTTTGCCTGTGTGCTCTGTTCTATCGGAATAATTATCCTTCCCAACAGTCTTTGCAACGAACTTTGCTATATCTCCGGCTACTCGTTCATCTTTGCTACCCAACAACTTCTCAAGCCTATTTTCTGCCTTTTCAAGCATCCTTTTGCGCCTGCTTACATTTTCTGCCATCCATTCGTTTCCTTTGCCAGTTATAGAAGTTGCGTATTCTTCTGTATATCCCGCCTCTATTGCACTTCGATAAGCATTGGAGAATGTTTTGCTTTTAGGGTCATTGTATAAACGAATAAACTCCATTTGGCGTGGAGTCAATTCATCTACAATTTTTTCTCCCTTATTAGCCATAATTACCAATTAGTTGGTGTATATCCTTTCCCGTCAGGGCATACTCGATCGTGGAACTTCTCGTCATTATGTATGCCTTTGCATTTTGGGCATTTCTTAAACTTTGTCTTTTTGGTTTTCTGTTTCATATCCCTTTATAGTTTTTTAGATAATCCGGGTTCTTTCTGTAGAATCTTATTACTTGTCTTGTTTCATCTGTTGGGCTTCTTTTGTATTCTTTTTCCAAATACTCTTTATAACTGGTTGGTTTCTTTTTTTTCCTGTATGTTTCGGTGTTGATTCCCTTATCAAGGCAAAAATGTTCAGTTGAGCAATACTTGTTATATCCTCGTTTCCTTAATGATTGGGATTCCCAGTAAATTATTTGACAGTAGTTACAAACACATCTTATTACTTTTGGCTTTTTGCCATTGGTCTTAAAGATTGGTTTTGTAAGATACTTCATTATAAACTTATTTTATTTTATCGTCAATAAGCAATTCTATAAAGAAGCCCGGCTATTACTGTTCCGTAGGTTATTGCGAGAACTATCTTGAGCCATTGGATAAATATTTCGTGTCGAGTCATGCTGTAAATTTAATTATTTCTGTCTTTATCTCTCCGCCTTCATACCACCAGTGGATTCTAGGAGGTGTATTTTCTTTACCGCCATGGAAATCACAATATTCTTTAAATCGTTCATTGAATGTAAGCCCTCGCATATTATATCCATCGTATAGATTCGTATGATATATATCTGCCTCATCCATTTGCCATCCTTTAAAATTTACTGCTTTTATTCCTGCCTTAATTGCTTTCCTGAATGACGGGATGATATAGAGCACCCTTACAAGTTTATGGATTGCGTCGTATTTCTTTAATTGATGAATATTAGGATCGCGCTCTATCAATATCTTTGCAAGTTTGTCAATCTCTTTCGGAAAATCATTTAACATTTCCTCTTGTGAAGTTTCACTCATTATATCTATTAACCGATAATAATAGGCATTGTCATATTGAAATAACATACATATTATTTCTCCGAATAGATCTGATTTATTATGATCTACACCGAATGATTTAATACTTTCCCTTAAGAATGTTCTTAATTCTTTTGCTGCTGCAGAATAATAATCACTCTTTAAATAATAAGGCTTTAAGATATTTATATCCACAATATCTATGAATGTGGTTATAAATCTATCTATGACTTTAGCCTTATTTGTAAATATAAATCCTATAAGAGGGAAAATCATCTCCCTCCCTGCAATAAACTTTATCGAACTTATCAATAGTCTTTTTACCTGTCCTGTTGCATATACTGCTTCTGGTATGACATGTCCTTTTGACGGAAAGGGAACATCTTCATATTCCATAAAAATACCCTTTCCATATTTATATTCTCCTTTTTCATCATAAATCATTGCTTTCGTTATGAAACCAACATTGCCTTCCTGTTTTTTGATCTCTGAAGGATTTTGTCTATTTTGACGAAACTTGAATATGTTGTCTGGTGGGTAGGCTATGTTACTCATCAAATTCTTTGTTTTTAATTGCCATGTATAAACAGAAAATTACAAATATCTGTAATATAATTATTATTGCTATTAAATACTTCTCTGAAAGCATATTTATCAGTTCTACATGCCTCTATGATCGACTTTTATGGTTTAGGTGATATGTTTGGTTAGTTCTTTAATTTCTATCTCTATATGTGGATTTTCTTTATCGTAATGTTTTACAAGATGTAGGTCAGTTATCTGTACATCATCTATCCATAGTATACCAGTTCCAGCGTCTAACCACAACTTTGTAAAATTGTCTATATCCCTTTTCCGTTTGTCTCCAAAATAATAATGTACTTCGAGGGCAAGATCTCCTTCTATTGGTTTTCCCTTAAACTGTTGTTTGAACTCTATCTGATAAGCGAGTTTTGCGTTCTTTCCTGCTTGGCTCATGTAGCCGGATATAAACTTCCCAAACGATCTATATTTATATATATGCGATGTGCTTAGCGGAGTACCTTTTAAGATTATCATTCTGTTCCTCTTAGTTTTAAGAATATTTGCTCTGTAAGTTGTTCGTCATTCTCAATCTTCATATGGCATGGTGTGCAGGCACAAACCCATTGCTTATAATCTGCCAGTTCTTCTGCATTCCCATGATAGAACATTCTCTTTTTACGATGAGCTGGGGCTAAAGCCCAATTTATTAAACATCCATCTAACCTTAGCTCGCACCTGTTTAATCCTATCTCCTCGCACTTATCCGCGATCATCTTTCGCGCTTCTATGTTTGCCTTTCCAACTTTTCCAACTTTTTTTATCGGTGTTCTGCGTAAAGCCATTTAAAGATATTATACAACTTTATCAAAATGCTTGCAACTATTAATCCTCGTCATCAAGGGCAGAATACCCGTCTGTATCTCCTTGGAGCTTATCAGCTTGCTTATCGTATTGGTCGGCTTCTCTCCTTCTTTGGATTGCCTTTGATCTTAACTTTCTAATCGCTTCCTTTACTAATTTTTCTTGGTCTTGGTTCATAGTATTTTAGTCTTATTACATCGGGAGCATTGTTTTCTGTCGAATAGAAAGTTCTCATTTGTTCTTAATACCCATAAGTGGATTCCTAACCAGCATAGTATGTTCATAGTTTAGATTGTACGGAATAATAATAAATTATCTTCGCGCTTCAACGGATTTGCCTCGCTTGCGCTTGGTCTTACTATCCTCTGCGTATCGGCTATTCCTTAGCCCTTGTTTGAGAATCATCTTAGCCGCATTTACGTCCCGATCGTGGATTGCCTCGCATTTCGGGCAAGTCCATTCTCGGATGTTTAACGGTAATTTCTCAACAATGTGATTGCAATTAGAACAGGTCTTTGATGACGGGAAAAATCTATCTACTTTGACAAATTCCCCACCTCTCCAAATTTGCTTGTATTCTAATTGTCTTAAAAACTCTCCCCACCCTGCGTCTGAAATTGCCTTAGACAGTTTCCTGTTTTTGAGCATATTCTTTACTGCAAGATCCTCACATACGATTACTGCTTGGTTTTCGCTCGTAATGCGATGGCTCGTCTGATGAAGATGGTTTATCCTTCTGTTCTTTATCTTTTCGTGGATTGTTGCCACGACGACCTTTTGTTTATTCCTTCGGCTGCTTCCTTTTGTTTTTCTTGATAGCACTCTCTGTGCTTCTGCCAATTTCTTTTCGCTCTTTCTGAAACTTCTAATATTGACATATTTATCTCCCTCACTTGTTATCGCTAAATGCGTAAGCCCCATATCTATACCGATCGGATTTCCAGCTTTCTTTTTTACTGTGACATCTTCTGTATATTTTATAGATGCGTACCATTTTCCATTTTGGCTAACCACAGTAATTGCTCCTAATTTGCATTCACTACTTGGTAGTGTACCTCTAAATCTAATAGCAACCCATTTCTCTATTTGAATTTTATTTCCGATAATCTTCCAATCACGAGGCTTCTGGAATGATTTTATAGGATCATTTTTGCTCTTAAATATTGGATATTTTGATTTCTTCTTAAAGAATCGAGTGTATGCAATATCAAGATTTCTTAATGACTGCTGTAATGGGTGTATTTGAGAATTACTAATCCACTTAAAATCATCTGACTTCTTTAGAATCGTTAGATCTTTTGCACACTTATAATAGTTAAAAGACTTATTCCCATTAAGATATTCTTCCTTTCTCTTTGCAAGATAATAATTCCATACAAATCTACAAGCATTTATCGTTTCAATCAAATGCTTTTCCTGTTCTTTATTTGGGTATAGTTTTAATTTTATAGCCTTATGTATCCGCATACTTAATCTTACAAAATTATCTTATTTTTGTAAAGAGTAGTTATCGTGGATCTTATCTTGTATTAGGGTTTAATCCTTCCTACTTCGTCTAACTTTAATCGACCGTATCTTTCTAATAGTTCACTTGCACCTTCTCCTGCAGTCATAAACTGGTGTCCGTCCTGGCAATACTGCTGATACATGCTCTCAAGCGAGTCTAGTATCTCCTCCAGCACATTCTTATGTTCGAGGTCTTTGGCATTTAATTCGTCGAGGATGTCCTGTGCAATTACTTCTCTATCACTATCTCCACCTACATTATTTGATATTCTTGATGCTATCTCTATATTATTATTCATTTTTTTGGTACATATCTACCGATATGTGTAAATTGTTTCATGACTGGCGTAGTAAATGCTTTTTCCAAACTCCATCCTAATTTTATTCTTTGGTTTACAATGCTTTCATTACTCCCTAACCTGATACTTGCCTCTCTTGCAGACTCTCCCTTATAAAGTATCGTGTTTCTTTGATTCATTGCTTGTAATTTTCTTGTTGCCCATCTGCAATTCTCTTTATAGTACCCAAGATTATTATTTATACGGTCTATTGTGGTATTTTTTTCTCCATGGACCTCTGAATGTTCCAAGTATTCTTGATACATATCTTCTTTAAACCGCAGGAAGTCTAACCATCTTTCTGAAACGCTTATACCTCTGCCACCATACACTCTGTATCTATCGTTGTTCTTATTACTACACCTTTGTTTCATATTATCCCATATCTGATGAAACCGTGCCCCATTCATATCATGCCTGCTATACTTTCTCTTATCCATTTTTTAATTCACAAACCCCAGAAAAGTAGCCTAACCTTACGAGTAAATGCTACCTATCTGGGGTCTATGCGTAAGGTTAATATGCTTTAATTATATAGTATTTTTAACTATCAATCAATGTTTCTTCATTCATAGTTGTTTTATTCCATTATCTGATTCTGATATTACTCTGTAACGGTATTGATTTGCAGCAATAATAGCCTCAACACCACTTCTCCCTTGCTGTTTAAGCCTATCAATCTCATCGGGAAGATGTTCAAAGCAATACCTTGGATAATCAAGCAAGAAATCTGGGTTGTAGAAAAATAAATTTTGCATATCTTTTATTACATTATCGGCTTAGAGGAGGGGAGCAAGGATTTGACTTGCATTACGTCCCAGCCCACATTTCTATGGTCTGCCAGTACGTGTATCTGGCTTAACACTGGAGTGGCTCACTGTCCACCACATCCCCTCCTTTAAACCGACAATGGAGTGTTTGTTAGGTTATTCTGTTTGCGTCTCTTCTATCTTCCTTGTCGTATATGTTACATCGACAATTCTTTCATAAGAAAACTTCTTATCACACTCTCCACATTCCATTTCACCATTATCGTCATTTACTTCCCAACTATCTTCTTCTTTCCGTCCGCAGTGGGGGCATGTTATTAGTGGTTCGTATTCGTGGTATATTTCTTTCATATTTTCTTTAAGTCTTTAACTGCCTGTTCAAACTGATTTATAGTAAATATCACAAACACTTTCTTTTATTTCCGCAATTACATTTTCACTTTTTATAACAGCGAACCATGTTATGCTCGCCATCTCTCCGCTCTTAAAGACTTCTTCTATTCTATCGCAATTAGAACCTACTGTAAAAAATGACTGTTCGTTAGATGCAATTGTATTAGGGTATGCTATTTGTTTTATTTCTTTCATAGTATTGGTTTTAAATCTTTAGTTACTCGTTCAAACCCTGCTTTGTTCCTGCGATTAATTCCCCTATAGTCTCTCCCCATATTTTGCTTCATCTTCTAATCTCTCTCCTTCTTCTCCGCAATTTTTACAAATAGTTACATTCCCGACTCTTTTCCCGCCGTAGTAACAGGCACAATATGGTGGTATGTTTCCTCCACATCGAGCACATTGAGTTGTATCTTTTGTTGTGCCTCGTTGAAATCCATCAGACATTTTTACTTCATTCATATCAGTATCTTACCGTCCTTAATTTTCCCCCTCTCGACCAACAGTTTAATTGCCTTCTCTACTTCGTCTTCTTCTTCCATAGGATAGGAGAGGGCTTGGGGAGGGAAGTTCCAACCTCCAATAAAGTAAGTTCCATTGTCGGGAACTGATTTTATTTCCACAATCTCACCAACCATGCCTTCTTTTTCTTTAGTCCATAGCATACCCATCTTCTCACACCACTTCTCTGCGTCTTTAGAGATGAGGACTTTATCGCCTACCTTGAAGGTTTCAAACTCTGATTCGTAGATGCCGATGAAGGTGTGTTCTTTGAAATTTTCTTTCCAATCCCCACTGTAAGAGCCAATCTTTTCTATTGCACCTTGTATCGAGGGTCTATGACCACTATTTCTATACCCACCATTTTCATCCGTGAAGGGGGAAATGATTACATGCTGGCTAGTAAGCGGGCATTTCACAATAACGTGCTTTCCTGCTTGTAGGTTTTTTTGTAGTTGTTGAATGTTTAGCATAGGTGTTTTTATATTTATATTATATTTAAATTCGTCAAAATAACCTTTCGGGATTATCACATACCCATTTTCGTCAACATTACATCTCATATCTTTTTTGTTAGTTGATTTAATAAGTCTTGTAGGGCTTCTTCGGGGGTATTCCCCATTCCCTCGTATCTAGGTGCTACTGCGTGCCATTTAAACATATAATCTTCAGGATTTCGATGTTGAATATCTAGATACTGGCTGGGGATTATTTCTAAGAGTTTGTTTATTAGGTCTTGCATGTTAGTTTTCTAAAAATTTTATAATAATTACAGCGAAGACTATGATTACTTGTGCTGTTCCTATCACAATCATAGTCCCATCTTTGATATAGAATCCTATTATAGGAATAGATATAATCAAGATGATAAATAGTAATTTAAGGAGTATTTTTATTATTGGTTGCATGTTATTCAGAATTTGAGAAACAATAGAAATAATCCATTAAAACTATTGCTTCCCAAGTTCTGGGATTATTTTTTAGTAGTTCACTTCGTTCGGGCCGGGGATATTCATATGTAATTCTTCGGCTGCCCATTGTTGGATATGGAAAATATAATCATCCATGAATTCGACCGTGTTCAACTCTGATGATCCTTTTCTGATACGATGTGCCTTGCCTGCCATTACTACTATCTCCGAGTTAAATTCGTGCAGTAGCCATTCATGGGTTTGCATTGACGTTTTTCCTTCATGCTCTGCAATCATTCTAACTGGAACGGCCCAATAATACTTGTTTTGGCTTTCAGACCGCCGTTTTTTTTCCTCTTTGAGGATAACGGCGATCCGTTTGTTTCTTAGCGGGATAAACGCATCTTTGAACATCGCTGGAATATCGGGTATAAACTTTCCGTCATCCGTTACCAGTCCGTAAATTGTTGGGATGAGTTCTTTCATAATTATTCGGGGAATACTTCCTCTCCCGGTTCTTCGGGTATCGGTGCGTCCAGTTCTACCGACGGCAATTCTGCTTCACGTTCGAGGTCACTTGCTTCATTATGGGCCGATACGTTTTCTTGTCCTTTCGGCTTTTGTCCAAATTGGAAGTCCTGCCCGATGATCTCGGTTGCGTAGTGGGTACGCTTGTCCTGGTCTTCCCACTTGCGGGTTTCAATACGTCCTTCGACGAGTAGCTCCTGTCCTTTCACGACATACTTTGCTATCGCTTCCGCACGGCTTCCCCAGAATACGATGTTATGAAAGTCCGTCTTTTCTTTTTTCTCTCCATTAGCACCTTTCCATACCTGATTAGTGGCAAGGGAAAATGAACAGACTGATTGTCCTGATTGAGTTGATTTGAGTTGCGGGTCTTTGGTTACTCGTCCTATGAGTTGCACAAAATTTTTATTCATAGATTTTCTGCTTCGTTTTTAATGAGTTCGATGGTGTGCTTTAGGTTTGCGACGACCTTTCCCATGATTTGAGTTGCTTCTTCGCTTACAAATTGAGGGATTGCGATATTTGAAAGCGTTTCAGCATAGGCAAGCAGTTTAACTTTATCGGGGGCGTTCTTTGCTTTCCGATCCGCTGATGCCTTTGCTTTTCTGTCGGCTTCTTCGGATACCTGCTTTGCTTTAAGGTCTGCTTCTGCTTTTTTCTGGGCAGCCACTGCCTCGGCTACTTTTGCATCTCGCTCGGCCGCTTCTTCTTGGAGTTTTTTATTCTCTTCCCTTATTCGTGCCTGTTCTGCTAGTGCTTCTGCTTCTCGTTCAACTCGTTCCTTTTCAGCTGTTACTTCTGCATCCTTAATGGCTTGAAAGGCAATCTTTGAATCGGCTAG